ATGGACGGGGAGAAAAAGCGCCTGAGTGCCGCCGATGTGCTGGCGCAAGGCGGCAAGGCGTGGGGGGAAGGCCGGGTCGACGAGGCGGCGAAATCCTTCGCGGCGGCGGCGTTAAGTGCCCCGGCCATGCCCTTGGCCCACGTCAACCTGGGGGTGGCGTTGCGCCGCCAAGGCCACGTCAAGGCCGCCGTGGTCAGCCATCGCCGTGCCCTGGCCCTGACCCCCGACGATGCTGGCGCCCATACCAATCTGGCCAACGCGCTGCGGGAACTGGGGAAGCTGCAGGAAGCGGAAAGCCATGCCCGCCGGGCGGTGGCCTTGCAGCCCGCCAGCGATTCCTTCCGCTACAACCTGGCCCTGCTGTTGCGCGACCTGCGTCAATATGACGAAGCCCTGGATATCATGCGGGGCCTGGTGGCCGCCAATCCGCAGAATGGCGATTACGCCTGGGATCTGGCTCTGTCCGAGCTGTATCTGGGCCATTATGCCCAAGGCTGGGCCGGTTACGAGGCGCGCTGGCGCCTGTCGCGCACCCCCAAGCGTGCTTTTTCAACGCCGCAGGTTCTGCCGGGACAGGATTTGCGCGGCAAGACCGTGCTGGTCGCCGCCGAACAGGGGTTCGGCGATGCCTTGCAATTCGCCCGTTTCCTGCCGATGCTGGCGGAAAAATGCGGTTCCCTGGTGGTGGAATGCCTGCCTGAATTGCAGGATCTGTTCGCCGCCATTCCCAGTGTGGCGAAGGTCTTCGCCAAGGGGACCGAACCGCCGCCCCACGACCTGTGGATTCCAATCATGAGCCTGGCCCATTGGCTGGGGATTGAAGCCGGGAACCTGCCGGGGGCCGTGCCCTATCTGACACCGCCCAAGACCCTGGCCAAACCGTTGGGGCATCCGCCGGGCAGCGTGTTGAATGTCGGCCTGATCTGGGCCGGCAAGCTGGTGCCGCGTGACCGGTCGTGGCCGCTGGAACACTTGCTGCCGTTGATGGAGGACCCGCGGCTGGCGTTCTGGAGCCTGCAGATGGGGGACCGCGCACAAGACTTGGCGGATTTGGGTGTCGGCACCCTGGTGCGCGACCTGTCGCCGGCCATTTCCAGCTTCGCCGACACGGCGGCGCTGATGCAGGCCTTGGACATCGTCGTCACCATCGACACCTCGGCCGCCCATCTGGCCGGGGCCTTGGGCAAGCCGACCTGGATGCTGCTGCGCTATGTCTCGGACTGGCGGTGGACCGACCATGGCGACACCTGCGCCTGGTACCCCACCATGCGTCTGTTCCGCCAGCCCGATCCCGACGACTTCGTCACCCCGGTGGCGCGGGTCAAGGCGGCGCTGAGCAACGCCGCCGACCAGGTGGTGACGGGACTTCGCAAGCAGGTCAAGCTGAAGAAGGTCGAGAAGGCTTAAACCCCGCCGATCCTCTTGTCGTGGCTGCGCTTGACCACGGCGATGCCCAATACGCCCAGGGCGATGCCCCAGATCGGGCTGGTGTTGACCAGGGCGGCGATGATGGTCGGCGCCTGGGCCGGCTCGGCGATAATGGCCCAGGCGGTGGCCCCCATGGTGGCGGTCCAGGTCACCGCCACCGCATAGCCGAAGGTCGGCCGCCAGCGGCGCACATACCAATCGTCCGACCGGCTTTCGGTGCGTAAGGATTCGTTGATCTGGGCCAGGGCGGCGGTGGCCTCGGCGTTGTCCAACTCGGTCATGCGTTCCATGTGGCGATTGGCCTCGGCCAGCTGGGCCGGGCTGACTTCGTCGGCGGTGATGGCTTTTTCCACTTGGGTCAGGGCACCGGCGGCGGCCTTGGCGGCGGGGTGGTCGATGCCGTCCAAGGCGCCGCCCACCGCCTTGACCAGCAGCGGCAGGCCGATGCTGGCCAGCAATGCAGGGATCATGATGGTTACTCCACGTCGTTGTAGAACAGGTGGTTGCCGATGATGGCCGACGGCGCCCGGCCCCGCGCCCAGGGCGGCGTCACCGCGTGGGTGTGGTAATGGGTGGCGCCGAGCGTCGGGTCGTCCAGAACGCCGGCGGCGGCGCGGCGGGCGACGCGCAGGCAGATGCGGAACGCCCGGTCCTCTTGGGTGACGCGCTCCAGCTTGACGCGGTTGGGGTCGCCCGGATTCCAGCAGCTGAATTGCCACGGCTTCAGGCAGACCTGAGGGATGGAATTGCCCCACCAATGGCGCCCGCCGCGATCTTGCGCCCGCTTGACCCGGTTCATCACCAGGGCGGCCACCGCTTCGATGCCGCGCACCTTCTCGCCCCGCGCCTCGCCCCACAGGGTGCGGGCCAGGATGTCCACCGGCGAGCCCGGCGCTGCCGGAGGCGTCTGGCTTTCCAAATCGGGCAGGGTTTCCAGCAGGATGGTCGGCTGCTCGTTCATGGCCGGCCTCCGTTGACGCCCACCGTGTCCAGCTTGGCTTCGATGCGCACCAGATGTTCGGTCAGCCGGCGTTCCACGTCTTTCAGGGTGCCGGTGGTGGCATAGCTTTTCGCCACTTCCAGCTTGTAGGCGGACAAGGATTCGCGGGCCTGGCCGACGCCGATTTCCAAGCGATGGGCCAGTTCGTCAAGCCGCTGGTCCGCTTCCAGCCGGGCCCGCCAGATCAGCAGGAACAGCCCGCCCAAGACCGGCAGTTCCACTGCCGTGACCCACCAGAGGGGGTCGATTCCTATATGTTCCATATTTGTTCTCCAAAAAAATTACAGATCGAAATCCGCGGGCGCGGTCACGCCACCATTTCCGGGGCGCCAATCGGCGCGTTCGGTGGGTTTCAGGCAGGGGCGGGACAGGCGGACCGGCTGACTGAGCAGGCAGCCGGCGACGGCGTCCAAGCCGTCGTCGCGGCCCTTGCCCCCGGGACGCCATTCCCGCATTTCGCCGATGAACGGGGTGGTCCAGACGCTGCGATGCGCCGACAAGGCCCCGGCGGCCAGCACCGCGTCGAAGGCGTCGACGATGCGCTGGTCCTTGGCCGTGCGGCTGGCCATTTCCACCACCGCGCAAGGGTATGCCAGCTTGGCCAGTTCGCGGCGCAGCAGGCCGGGCAGGAAGCGGCCCAGGCCGTTGGTTTCCAGGCTGACGGCCGGCAGATGCAGGTCGCGGGCGAAGTGGGCCACCTGACGGCATTGCTGGCTGGCTTCGTCCTGGTCGGCCAAGGCGGGATCGTGGGTCAGGTACTTGACCCGATGCAGCCAATAGCCGCCCTGGGCGTCGCAGAACAAGGCGGCGACCACCGAGCCGTCGCCCTTGCCCGGTGCCCCATAGGCCGGATCCCACCAGCACGACGCCGACACCATGCGGGTGCCGCCGATGGTCAGGATCGGCAGGGAATTGCCCTCGGCATAGACCAACTCAGCCTCGTACAGGCGCAGGCGGTCGGGGTCCAGGCGGCCGTCGGCGATGTTGACCGGGCGCAGCAGCATCTGGCTGTCGAACTTGTTGGGGCCGCTGCGCCGGCGCAGGGCGGCGATCTTGTCGGGCGGAAAGCGTTCCGGCCAGGTGCTGACGCCGGTGGAATCCACCAGGGGCAGCTCCAGGCGGTGGAAGTCGTCCAGGAACGGGCGGTCCTCGCCGGTTTCCAGGCGCGGCTGGTCGGCATAGATGGTGTAATAGGAATGCGGCGTGCCGACATAAAGCTGCATGCCGCCGGGCACCAGCACGAACTCGATCTCGCCCAGGCGTTCGCGCAGGTCGGCCCGTTTGGGGGCGGTGTCGCAGGTGTTGGGGACTTCCACGTCGTCGCAGATGACCCATTCGGCGCGGCTGCCGGTGATGTTGGCGCCGATGCCCTTGGCCACCATGGAAGGATCGCGCAATTCGCCGGGGCGGTTGACGGTGAACTGGTCGGATGCCCAATGGTCGCGGCGTTTGGGTTTCAGCGCCTGGGTCAGCGGGTGACGTTCGATGACGCGCTTGACGTTGCGGACCATCTTCTTGGCCAGGGCGAAGTCGGCGGCCAGGATGATGATGCGCAGGTTGGGGTTTTCCAGCAACGCCCAGGCGCAGAACAGCCCGACGATGGTGGACTTGCCGGAACTGCGAAACGCCATCAGCAGCAGGTTGCGCTGCCGTGACTTGGATTTTCGCGCCAGCCAGCGGGCCATGCGCAGATGATGGGCGGGGGTGGTCTGTCCCAGCTTGGCGTTCCACACCCAGACGAATTCGGGAAAGCCGACCGGGCGCATCACAAATCGTCCTCGTCCAGCGCCGCCAGGGCGTCCTGGGCCTGGGCCAGCAACCCGTCCAGGCTATCGTTTTGTTCCGCCGTCTCGCCGTCGGCCCAGCGGGCCAGCTTGACCAGCCCTTCCACATGGGTCAGCGCCGCCTTGGCGGCGGCCTGCCAGGCGGCGAAGCCCTTGGCGTCGTCGGGCGGCGGGGTGGCGACGAAACAGTGGTACTCGTCCAGCGCCGCCTTGATGCGGCCGGGCAGTTCGTCCCGGCAGGCAGCCCGGATGGTGCCCATGTCCTCGGGCATAGCGACCTCCTTTGGTTTGTTGGTTGGGACATGAAAAAAAACCCGCCCCGGCAGAACCGGGGCGGGGGAAGGGATTTCAGATTTTCAGGTCAGCGGGCCTTGGCCGGAACGGTCTTCTTGCCGCCGCCGAAGGGGGCCTCGGCGAAGGCGGCGAAGATGTAGGTGCCGCCGTTGGCGTTCGAGCCCGGGACAGTTTTCCGGAGCTTGAAACCGGTGGCAGTGATGTCGCCAAAGCCATCGCTGGTGTCTTCTGCTCCCGAACTGTTGGGATACAGAACCTTTTGCGTTTCGTTGTAGGTGTCGCGAGCCGTGTCGACCACCACCCAGGAGGTCGGGCCATAATCGACGCGCTTCACCATGATCCACCGAGGCCGGAAGCCACAATGGACGAACGGCCCATCGGCAGAGCCGTTGCCGGTATAGCTGCCGAACTTGCTGAAGCCGGGGATTTCAGCCCAGCAATAGGCGATCATCCGGTCGGTGAAGTTGGTTTCGTTGTTGGTTCCAACCGAAAAGACGGTGTCGGTGGCGGCCGTCCCGTTCCACGGGTTGGACAGGCTGTCCGCGCCTGAAGTCAGATTCAGCCATATGCGTTTGTCCGGTCCCAGCGAAACGTGCTGACAGGTCCAGTCATAGGTTCCCACCGTCAGCGACTTGACGATGATCAGCTTTGGGGAAACCCCAAGCCCATGGCCGATGGTCGCCGGTGACAAGGTGCCAGTGTAGCTGACGATACTGAACCCTGCCGCGGGGTTAGCTGACACCTGGGACGTGATGGTGCCGTCCGTGTTGGTGACGGGGGCGCCACCGGCTTTCCAGCACCAGGCGACGTAGGTTCTGCCGCTTTCGTTCATCCCTTCATCAGTTCCAAGCGTAAACCCAGTTGAGGACACGGACGTGATTAGCTGGGGGCGGTTCACTTCGGCGCTTGTCAAGTCGCTGTAAAGGTCGTTGCCCCACCCGCGAACGACATCTTGCAGGTGATGTGAGTATCCGGCCGTGTTCCGGCTTTTTCCCCACACGAAGTCCGGCTGGAAGCCCAATCCGGTGATGGATTGAGGCATATCGGTCCCGGTATAGGTCACCACGCCGAAATGCTTGGCCGGAGAGGTGACCGCCGGCGTGGGCAGGTTGGCGGTGCACAAAGGCTTGGCGTTTCCATAGGCCGATGGGTAGGCGAGGGGTTTTTGCCCGAAATTGGCCGTCACGGTGGCATAGCGGGTCGAGCCGCCATCGGTGCAATACGGGAAATAGGTATCCGGCGGGATGTCCGTCACGGTGTACTGCAAAACACCGTTTTGGTAGTACTTCAAGACGTGGTTGTCGCAGTCAAAGACGAATCCAAGTGTTTCCGTGGTCGTGATCGGGATGACATTGTGATCCATTGTGGGCGGATCGCAGGAAATGTTGCCTTTGAACGTCTTGAAGACCCAGCCCACACCAACGTAGAACGACACGCTGTTTTCATAGTTGCCGTCGTTTTCCTGTGACACCGTTTCACCGACAATGCCGGGAATCGCGACGTAGGTGTCTTCGGACGGCGTGATTTCCCAGCACCAAACTCCGCTCGACACCCCAATGGTGCCTCGCAGGTGCCCTGTGAACCCAGCAGGAGTCTGGCCGGTCAGCGCCCCGTTGGAAAGGGTGCAGTTCCGCGACGACACGTTGCTCCAGGTGCAGAAGTTGTTGGTGGGCGAATCCGCCATCACGTCGGTCGCGCCCAGGCTGATCGGATTCCAGTGGTTGTCATTGCCCGAGGTGTCCAAGCCCAGATTGGCAACATCCTTGAAATCCAGGTGGAAGCCGTTGGTGCCGTAATCGGCGATACTGGGCCGCTTGGGCCGCCACGATCCGGTCACCGGGTCGGTTTCGCCGAAGGCGGACGGATCGAGGGCCACGTTGTTAACAAACACAGGATGGGTGACATAAGCAGACGCGTAATTCGAATGAAAATCCTGACCGATGCGATGCTCTGCGGCTTGGTTAATGCCACCGTCATAGTCCTGCGGCGGGTACAAAGCGATGGAAAACGAAGTGATCTGCGCTCCGTTCCAGTACACCTTGATGCGATTGGTCTCGATCGGTTGTATCGTGTCGTACGCCACGACAAGATGACCCCAGGCGATCGGATCACGGTACAATGACGTCGTTTTCAGGCGACGGATCACATTGTTCTCAGATTGGATGTCAATGCTACCGTCGTTTAAAAGATAGATGTATGTGGCGACGTCACCTTCACATGCAAAAAGCGCTGCGTGGTTAGGCACTTCGGCCCGTTTCACCCAGCACGAAAACGTCCAGGTCTGGCGGTTGCCGGCAACGCTGGGCGTGCGGCTGAAGTAATCCGCCACCCCGTCCAGGCGGACGGAATTGGCGATGGAAAAGGCGGCCTGACGGCCGCCTCCCAGCATCATGCTGTCGCTGAACATATTTATGCCTCCACGTCGTTATAGGCGTATTCGATGCGGCCGGTGGCCCGGATGTGATAGTCGATGCGGCCCTGGCCGGTGATTTCGCCCGGCGCCCCGGTGTCGCCCACCCGCTTCCACAGGCTGCCCATGGCGGTGATGGCGAAGCCGTTGGGGACGATGCCGATGCTGCCGCGCTGGCCGACCATGTCGTTGTTGATGGCGGGGTCGGCGAAGCTGACATCGGCCAACAGGGTCAGGTCGAAGGTCTGATAGGCGGCCAAATCCAAGGTCACCGAACCGCTGACACTGCCTTCGAACCGCGCCTGGTTGCGCTGCGGTTGGGTCCAGTCCTGGGCCACGTTCACATAAGCGACATTGGCCAGGCCCAGTTTGTTTCGAGCCGCTGCGGCGTCATCCAAGTTGGCCAGGTTGCGTTCAGCCAGATTGTAGTTCTGACGCAGCAACGCCTTGGCGTCATCATCGGCCGGAACCTTGGTGACGTACTTGGAATCGGTTTCGTTTTTGTCATAGGAATCGCCGATCTTGGCCGCGAGCAGGTGAGCACGGCCCGTGTCGGGATCAACGTTGTCCAAGGTGTCGGTGGCAACACCATATTCCACCAGGAAGGCCGCAATTTCGGCTTCAGTGGCATCCTTCTTCAGGTACAGGTCGCTGGATTCGTCGGTGTTGGCGACCACCAGAACCTGACGGCCATCACCGATTTCCTGCGGGGTCAGGCTGATGCCGGCACCGGCCACCAGCTTGTCGGACAAATAGCCCGACGACGCGTCCGCCGACGACACCGCCGAACGGCCGCGATGGCGGATCAACACGGTCTTGCCGGCGGTGAGCGCCGACAGGAACACCACCACACCGCCACCCGGGCTGGCGGCGCCATGCACGGTGTAACCGGAGGTCTGCTCGACATTGTCGATCAACACCTGGATGTCGGCTTCCTGGTCGATGGGAAAGGAAAAGGCGAAGGCCTTGCTCAGGCCGTCAGTGCCATAGGAATGCTGCAGGGTCATCTGTGTTTACTCCATGAAAAAAGCCCCGCCGGGGATCGGCGGGGCTGGGGCTCAAACAGCCGGATCAGGCCGTTTGGGGGTCTTCACCGGCTTATGGCCGGGTTTGATGGGAAAGGGCGGCATGGTTACCTCCATTGCAGCCAGATGCCGTGAAGACGGCAGCGGCGGCCGTAGGTGTTGAAGCGGTAGCGGAGGGTGGCGCCGGACTGTCCCGACACGTCGATTGTCGCCGTGACGATTTTTGTCCGTACGTCGAAATCGCCGTCGTCGGACAGCGTGCCGGCGCTCCAGGTGGTCCCGCCGTCCAGTGACACCGCCAAGACCAGATCGCTGTTCAGGGCGACGGAATCGATCTCTTCCAGCAAGGCCAGGATGCGCACCGCGTTGGGTTCGCTTGCGCCATCGGTGGCGAACCCCACCGAGGTGACGACGCCGTCACCGACGGTCTGGCTGGCTCCAGCGAACAGCATGATCCCGCCAGGGAAGGTGTGGGTCGAGTCGCCATTGTTGGCGGTGACGTTGAAGCGGTACTTCTGGTACGAGCCCGGGGCGGCGATCACATAGTGCTTTTTCAGTCCGGGGATGCCCCAAGACGTGACGTTGGCTTGGCTGTCCAGCGTGACCCAGGACGCGCCGTTCCAGCCGTCGAAGCTCCAGGTTTTGATTTCGCGGGCCCCTTGGCCGCTGCCGACGAGTGTGTAGCTGCCCACCACGATGGGAGAGGGGGGGATGACTTCCCAAATCACCGCCGGGCTGGCGGAATAATAGATGCCGTAGCTGGGATCGCCGTCGAACAAGGAATATTGGTTGAAGGTTGCCGGCCACGCCGTGTTGGTGCTGTTGGTGGTGATGGTCCAACCCTGGTCGATGTTGGCCGTCATCTTGGGAACCAGCGAGGAAAACTCCGTCAAACCAAGAGACGAGGATTTGGCTTCGTAAGCGAACCCGGAAAACCCTGCCGACGCCGTGCCGATCGCTTTGTTGTAAAGGGTGAAGTCCTTGGTGTAGCGGCAAATCTTGGTAAGGCGGAAGTCTTCGATGCAGCCATCCAGGCAGCCCCGGGTGGTGGAATGGGAATTCCACGAGCTCCCGTACGAACCGCCGCGACCGATGACGATGTTGGTGGTTGCGGTGCTCAGGCTGGGGAAGGTGAAGCTTTCCAACACTCTGCCGTTGACGAAACCATAGCCGGTGGAGCCGAGGCGCGTGATGGCGACGTGTTGCCAGTTGCCGAATGGGGTGCCGCCGTTCCAGTAATGGCTGGGGATGCTGAGGGCGGCGGCCGTGGTGTTACCGTTGACGTACAGGTACATGACGGTGCCGTTTGACGTCAGATGCCAAATCCAGCCCAAGTTTCCGCCATCGCCGTTGGTCTGGCGGGCGATGGGGATGAAATCGACCGCGCTGCGGGGATAAATCCAGCATTCCATGGTGACGTCGGCATTCATCTGCCCCCAGGCCCCGGCATAGCTGGCGGTGATCTCATAGGCGTTGGCGGTCGAACCGAAATCCGCCGATCCCCCGCCGAACTTGCTGAGGGCGGTGTTGACGGTGGCGCCGCTCACCGTCAGGGAGGTCTCGGTGGCAAGGTCGGTAAAGCTGCCCGAGCCATGGACGCCGTTGGCCTTGATCACCCACGAGGTGTCGCCGTCCCTGGCCGGCCAGCCGATGGGCAGGCCGTTGGTGTCTTCGAACTCGTCGGCGATGCCGCCGACCATGTTCAGCACCGACCAGCCGGCATCGATCTGGTCGCGCAAGGTGTTGAGCGCCAGGTTGCGTTCCAGGAGGTCCAGACGGGCCGTCAGGTCGTCGGGGACCGACGAGGCGATGACCAGACTTTTCACACCAAGGTCGTCCTGGACCGAGACCGAGATTCCCCTCCCGGCCACCAGCTTGTCGCCCAAGGGGGCCATGGTGGCATCGGTGGCGTCGGCCCGCACGCCGCCCACGGCGGCCTGCAATTGGGCCGCAGCCGTGCTGGCGATGGCTGCGGCCGCCTGTGCGGCGGCGGCGGCGGCGCTGGCGTCGCCCACGGCGTCGGGGTCGGTGGTGGTGTTGGTCAGGCCGGTACCGCTGGCGTTCCATTTCAGACCGCGGCCGGCATGGGGGGCGGGCAGGGTCATGTCGACGGTGTCGGCCGAACTGGCCGGGCGATGAAGGGTGCGTTGAAGTTCTTCGGCCACCTGTTGCAGGGCGGCCACCTGATAATCCATCTCGTCGTTCAGGGTCTTGGCCCGGATCAGGCCGTCGGCCTGATAATCGCTGGTCCGGCGGATGGGCAGGCGGCGGCGCAGGGTGACGCGGCGGCCGGCCGCCGGCGGCACGGCGAACAAGGCGGTGCCGCCGGTGGAGATGCCGGCCCCCGAGACGGAATAGCCACCGCTTTGCAAGCTGTCGTCCAGCCAGGCTTCCAAATCGCTGTCGGTGAAGATGGCGAAGGGGAAGGTGAAAGCGGATTGCACCCCGTCGGCCAAGTATTGGACGCGCGGGGCGACGTCGTTGATCTGAATGTGTATGGTCATGTTTTGTTCTTCCGCTACGAGGACAATTTCATCTCGGTGGCTACCGCCAGCACGGTGCACGGCAGCGGCACGTCCTGAATGATGCGCCACAGGGGGGCGAAGGCGTCGCGTTTCCAGCCGATGGCGCGAACCTGCACGTCACCGGAAAACACCGGCGGGCCGGCATCGAAGCTATCGCGGCCGAAACGCCGGAACGGCACCGGCAGCGGCCCCTTGCCGGTGTCCAGATGCAAGGCCTGGGTGTCCAGCAGGCGGAAATGCGCCCGGATCAGCCGCACCACCGCCCCCGGTCCGGCGCCACCCGCGGCTTGCACCACCGGTGGCAACGGTTCGATTTCGTGACTGAAGGGCAGGCCCATTTGCACGGTGCGGGCCGGTTCGGCAAGTGTCACCGCGCCGTCGCTGACGATGGCGGTCTCCAAGGCGCCGTTATCAGCAAGGACGCGGATGGTGTGGCCCTCCAGATGATCCAGGCCGCTCCACACGGTCTTGGGTACGTCGGATTCGCCGGTCAGCGCCGCGTCCATGGACAAGGTGCCGTCGAAGCGTTCGACCATGACGGCACCGCTGCGTTCCACCAGCACATAGACCTCGCCTTCCACCACCGCCACCGACAGGAAACTGCCGTCGGTACGGTGGGTGGTCCAGGCGGTGACCTTCTCGGCGCGGAACACGGTGACGGTGCCCAAGCTGCCATCGGCCATGACCAGATGGAACAGCCGCCGCCCGGCGTCGTAATCCTGGTCGACGGGGGCGTTCATCACGTGCTTGGCCAGCATGGCCAGATCGCTGGACTGGTAGGCCTGTTCCACGTCGGCGAACAGGAATTCGCGCAGGTCCTTGCCGTTTCTCGAGACGAACAAGGTGGCGCCGTCCACGTCGCGGGGCGGCACCGTGCGGTCCACCGGCGAGCCGATGCGGGTCTGCCGGGTCAGCTGGATCGAAGTGGGGGTCAAGGGCTGGCCCGACACCATCCATTCCGCCCCCGAGGTGAAGACCTGCAGGTGGCGTCCGGAAAACACGTTGCGGATGGCGTTGACCTGATCCGACAGCAGGGCGAATTCGATGGCTTCGTCGTCCAGCGCCTCGCCCAGGTCGAAATTGAACAGGTCCGACGATTTGGACAGCCACAGCCGGTTGGGCTGGTCGCGGCTGCCGCCGATCACCAGACGGTCCTGGTGGAAGCACACCGAGGTGGGCCAGCCGCGCACCTGGGACAGCGCCTGTTCTTCCCAATCCTTGTGGGCGCTGGTGTTGACCAAGGTTTGCTTGACCGTGGCGCTGGCCTGGGTGGCCGAGGTCACGGCGGTGATCTCCACTTCCTTCTGCTGCAGGCGGAAGCGGGTGCCCACATGGCCGGCGACGAAGATGGCCGCCGAGGCGGTCAGGGTGACGCTGCCTGACGTCGCCGACGGCTGCAGCGTCACCTCGTCTTCAGCGAATTTGTGATAGGGCTGCTGGATCACCTGATCGGCGGAATAGAAGCACCAATCCGACATGGTCCAGTCGCTGTGCGACGTCCGCGTCAGCTTGCGCGGCTTCACCTCGGGATGGACCACCAACAAGGTGTCGGCGGTCTGGGTCCAGTTGAGCTGCTTCAACTGCGCCAGGGTCCAGGGGGTGGTCATTTCCGCCACGTGCACGCCGTCGGCGTAGATGTCCAGATGCAGGTCGGTCAGCACCAGCAGATAGGTCTGTTCGGTGTTGAACTCGAAGGCGATCAGCCGGCCCGGCCCCCGGGCGCTGTCCACGTGGCGCAGGCCGGACCGCCGCGACACGCCGCCGATGGGGGCGATGAAGACGTTGCGCAGGCGTTTGGCGCCGTTGGCATAGGCCGACAAATCGCCGCGCCCCAGCATGTCCAGCGACAATTCGCCGGCGGTGAAGTTGGTCTTGGCCAGGGTGATGGTGCCGCCGCTCATGACCGCACCTCGACCAGCGGGAAGCTGGTGATGGCGGATGGCACGTCCTGTTGGGCGTCCACCAGCTTGGCCCGGCGGTATTCGTCCTCGGCCAGACGGTACAGGAACTCGGCCCGGCTGGTGCTTTCGGTCAAGGGGATGCAGAACTCGGCGGCCAGCCGGGTGATCAGCACCTGATCGAAGAAGGGCGGGAACGACAGCTCGTCGGGGCGGAAGATGTAGGTCAGGGTGACTTCGTCGGCATCGCAGTGCAGCCGGTTCTCGGCGATGCGATAGGACAGGCCGAAACCCTGGCCGGCCACCCCCGCCGACATGGCCCGCAGGAAATCGGCGGGCAGTTGGTAGGCCATGGCATAATCGGCCACCGGCTGGGCCACCAGACGCGGCAGCGACACTTGGCCGGTGGCGAATTTCCATGGGTAAGACGACAGCAACGCGTCGCGCACCGACGGGTAAAGGTTGGCGCACACTTCCGATTCGGCGGTGCCGTCGTCGAAACTGGCGATGGTGGCCGCGCCCAGCTTCAACAGCGCGCGCGAGCACAGGGCGATGGCCGACAATGCCATGGCGTGGATCTCCTTTAAGATTAAAATAAAAAAAGCCCCGCAATTGCGGGGCTTTAAGTAGGCGCGATCTATGTCAGGCAGCGCATGAAGTTCTATCGAACATATCTATGGCAAGAACTTGCGCTTCACGGTTTTCTTCGGCGTCAGCCGCTCTATTGGGAACGTTCATTGCAAACAAAGCTAGGCGCCGGAGGCTGGTTCCAAGGAAAAAGTTGTTATATGTAACACGGAAAACAGCGCTAACTATCGCTAGTGCTAGGTGTTTCCTCATTTCGGGGCGCATGGTCTCCATATCTTTCAATAGACACTTGAGGTGCTCCCCGTGTGCTTCTTGACGCATATGGCCAGAAATCAAGCTCCAAGAAGCTAGCCATACCGGAAACTTGCTATTCATGTTGTCTGACATGCGTGACAGCATATGAATCACAGACAATGGTGTGTCTTCATCATCTGCAAGGGCAATGGCAGAATGGTAGAACAATTCCTGTAGGCTGGCGGCCTTTTGCATCTGCTGAGTACGTATTTGGAAAAACCATCGAGCAGCAAGCAATGTGAGGACGGCAGCCAAAGTCGCCGCGATCATCATTTTACTGTTCCTTCCGCTTTGCTTCGGCGCGTTCTTGTCGCCTTTTTTTACGAGCCTCTGCGTCAACTAGCTTAGCTTGAAGCTGTTTATCTTTATGGTCCCACTCGCGTCGTAATGCAAGAGATTGGCGTTGGTGGGAAAGGTAGTGAGGGTAGCACTTGTAGAACAAATAGCAAACAACTATCAGCGCGACTAATCCGAATAGCCATTCGGTCTCTAGCTTATCTACGACTTTTTCAGCTATATCTGGTATGCCTTTGCTGCTTTCAAAGTACTTCCCTGCTACTTCTCCTGCCTGCTTAACTATTTCAGTCTCGAGAGATTGACTGTCAGTAATTGCCATCTGTCCCACCATAATTCAACCATAGCTAGATATCATTTTGTTGTCTGATCCGCAATAAAAGCGTTTGTGTAAAAGTAGTTCTCTCTCTGATGGATTGAGTTTGGGGCGCCCGAAAACAGGCGCCCCAAAGGGTTAATCAGTGTTGGTTGTCTCCACCTGGGTCATGTCGGCCACGTCCACAGTGCCGGAACCGGCTTGGCGGACGAAGAACAGGCCGGCCTTCTGGGTGCCGGCGGTTTCCAGGTTGGCGATGATGATGTCGCCGGCCCGCAGCATGTCGGCGGCCGGGCTGAAATAGCCGTTGGTGTCGATGGTGGCGGCGGAATCGGTGGTGGCGTAATGCCAGAGCGTGAAGCCGTTGGCATAGGCCAGGACCGACAGGTCCTTGGAAAGATAGGCCATTTTCTGGTTCCCCTTACGCTTCCAGGCAGCGCAGGGATACCACGCCGGCCGTGTCGATCAGGGCCGAGCCCTGGCTCATCATGTTGTTGCAGAACCACGCGGCGCGGTCGCCGTGATAGGTGATCTCGGATTTGACTTCCGAGCCCACCGCGTGGCCGATGGCGGTCTTGTGGTACCAATAGCAATGGCGGATGTTGCCCGACTTGGTCAGGCCGGAATGGGGCATCCACAGGGTTCCCAGCCAGTTCTTGGCCTGGGTGCCCTTCCACGGCAGGTCTTCGTCACCGATATAGTCGGCGTCGGAAAATTCCGGAATCTGCAGCAGTTCCGACCACTGCTTCCAGCCGACCACCGCGTAACGTTCGCCGTCATCGGGGATGTCGGCCTCGCCCAGCATCTCGAAGGCGGCCAGCACCTTGTCCTTGGTCAGGCCGGTGGTGCCGTCCTGGGCGTAATTGGTCGACTTGTCCAGTTCGGCGATGATCAGTTCGTCGGTCTTGCGGCCGAGCGCATAGGCCCCGGCGTTGACCAGCACGGCGCGTTCGTCGTGCTCGATCTTGATCTCGTCCAGCTTGTCCAGCCAGTCGCCGGCGTAATAGTCGTACAACTGGCATTCCACCGTCTGATGGTCGACGTTCATGACCGGCACCTTGCCGTGGCGGGCCTTGGTGCTGGCCGCACCCTTGCCCACTTTCTGGAAGACGGCGATGGCGCCGGTGACGTTGTTGCGGGTGCGCACGGTGTTGCGCAGCTTGGTGCCCTGGCGCTGATAGGCGGCATGGACCTGGGCGCCGTAATCTTTCGAGTAACCGTTGATGACCGAAGTCGACAT